CATCGTACCCGATCTCGTCCAGCTCAATGAGAATGCGGGCGAAGTCAAACCCTCCGTTAACGCTAAGTAGATTTTTAACGTTCTCAAAAAACAGGTAAGAGGGTCGATCTTTTTCTTCGAGGTCTCGCACAAGTCCTGTAACTGCGAAAAACAGGCTTGAACGCTTTCCTTTGAACCCGAGACATTTCCCTGCGATACTGACGTCCTGACAGGGAAATCCTGCGCACCAGACGTCGGCTCTAGGAACGTCATCTGCCCTGACTGTTCGTATATCTTTTGCATACCATTCGTCCTCCGTATTGTGCATTGCGCGGTACGACTGCACCGCAAATTTATCGTACTCGCAGAAACCCAGACATTTATGTCCGGCGAGCTCCATTCCCCGCCGGAAACCTCCTGTGCCTGCGAAAAAATCTATGAATGTCATAGTTCCTCCAAATAGTCAAAAGTGATCTGCGTGAAATCTTCTTCCATTAGTGTGAAACTTCGATCCCGTTAACGGAAACTTTCGGCTCGTCAATCTTGATGACAATGCATTTCCTGCCGCCTATGGTCTGAATGTCCACATTGTTAAGCACCGAATATGTGCAATGCGCCGCAAAAACTGTGTATGTGGAAATATACTCCACCTTTTCAACAATGGCATTGAGGAAGTTATCCACCGCCTCGTCGTCGGTCAGCTTACTTTTGAGTACGCTGTAAAGGAACTGCTGCGCTCCGCCCTCCTCATAAGCCGCTTTCGGGAATGCGTATTCAAGCAGATTTGCGCCGATATTTCCGCTGAGGACTTTTTTCAGGTTTATCATTATCAGCTCGCTTTCCTCCTGTGGGATGATATTATAAAGCTGATTTGTCTTACACTTGATATTCTTTTCAGCGTCCACAAACGCAGTAACAACGTGGTTTACGGTGAAAAATCCGCAGTCGTCGCTGAAATTCTTTTTTATTTCGTTTAATTCTTTTTTGTTCATTTTTGATTACTCCTTTGAAATTATTGGGGGTTATCCTCTGCTTTGCAGGGGATCTTTTATCTCCTCTATATCTTCCAACCCGCATATTACAACTGCTCTGCAATTTGTCAGGTCCTGAAGCTCGGCAAGATAGTAAAAATTACCCGTCTTTCGGTTTCGGCGTATAATACAGCCCGTCAGCTCGTATTCGGAACTGCCGTATGCAGACTTGTGAATAACACGTCTGTTAAGATTTTTCTTTACGTCTCGAATGTCCATTTACAGCTCCTCGATCTTTATGTAAATTCCCGACGGACTTTTATTCACCCAGAACTTTTCACATATCTCGCTTGCGGCAAGAGCGTCATCTTTCCAGAACTTGCAGGCTGTCATACAGTCTTTAAGCAGCTTTTGCAGATTGTCCGTATCGGGTCTGGTCGTTCGGTATTCGCCGTCCCTGTGCCTGCCGCTCTTGTCGTAAAAGCACCACTTTACAGTCAGCCGTACTCCGTGCTCATACATCATTTCAGGCTTATGCGAAATTAAATTTGCCATAAGCTTGTCTCTTGCGTTTTTCAGTTCGGGAGTATCATAAAATACCGGCTTGCCTTTCACCGCCGACACCTTGTGCTCCTGAGCCGTAACGGTCGGAGGTATCATCGGCATAAAAAATTCAGTCATCAAATCTTCTCCTCTCGGGTGCGGTTATTACTGCTAGTAATATACTTCGTCCGCCAGCCTTAAGGCGGACAAGTATATATTACGTAGTAATATATGTTTGTCTGTCCCTCGGACAAAAAGGGAAAATTCTCGACTTTGTCCCCAGAGACAAAAAGGAAATTTGATTTCGATTTTGTCCGACAAAATTTCGACTTTGTCTTTGTCCTTATTAGGGACAATTACTCGACTTTGTCCGTGTCCTTTAAGCCTACTTCATTACCGTCTATCCAGAAACCACCGTGCTCTTTTAGGTACCTGCGGATAGTTTTTTCAGACTTTCCGCTGTACTCTGCCAAGTCTCCGACAGTAACTTTTCCGTCAATGTTGCAGGCGTTGAATACAGTCATAATGCTGTCCTTTCGCTCCTCCTGACGTTCCTTATTACTTTTCTTCTTACCGAAATTCTTCTGCCAGCTTGGAGCTTCTCCCTCAACTCCGCAGTCCTTAAGCACGCCCACGTCGTCCGCTTTGTGGACGGGATAATCAAACCAAAGGTTAAGCGGCGGAAACTTCGGGAACTCTCTCAGAGTGCCCTCTATACGCCACGCTGTGCGGCTTTTGACCGCTTGCTTTGCCTTGCGTATATCCTCCGTCATCAGGCTGTAGGAGTTGGGCTGTAAGTAGTGACGCGCCGTTTCAAGAGCTTTGTCAGGGGAAAGCAGATCGTCCTGAGAAAACTCATCGTCAAAGCAGTTGGCATAAAATCTTTTAAGCCAATCGGAACATATCCTGCAAACCGCTTCGTCCTCCTGCTGTTTTAAAAGACTGTCGGATATTTCAAGCTCTGTAAGGTCTAAAAGAGCGTCGGGGTCTCTTGCAAAAACTCCCGAACCGCTGGCTCTGTCCATGCTCCGCTTACCGCCCTGAGAGCCCTTTGAGTGGTGATGACAATATATCACGGCTGTTCCAAGCTCGGTACAGATCTTATCGAACTGATTGCAGAATTCAGCCATTTGATCTGCGGAATTTTCATCGCCCGTGATGACCTTGTATATCGGGTCTATAACGATAGCAATGTAGTCTTTTTTACTTGCTCTGCGGATAAGCTTCGGGGCAAGCTTGTCCATGGGTACGCTGCGCCCCCTCAAATTCCAGATGTCTATTTTATCAAGCTTTTTCGGAGGGATATTCATGGCGGTGTATACGTCCTTGAAACGGTGCAGACAGCTTGCTCTGTCAAGCTCCAGATTTACATACAGCACTCTGCCCTGAGCACAGTTAAAGCCAAGCCATTTCACGCCCTCTGCAAGAGCAATACACATTTCGATAAGCGCAAAGGATTTTCCTGCCTTTGACGGTCCTGCGATGAGCATTTTGTGCCCCTGCCTTAAAACTCCCTCGATAAGCGGAGGCGCAAGCTCGGGCATATTTTGATAATATGCCGCCAGATTTTCGGGGTCGGGCAGATCGTCGTTTATTCCCTCTATGTAATCCTGCCATTGGATAAAATTTTCTCTGCCTATGTTTTTGTCGATTATGAACTGCTTTTTATCTCCTCTTACCACTCCCGGAAGTCTTGAAAGCCTTGAAGGATTTTTGCAGGATTTATCAATATCAAGCCCGTTTTTTTTGCAGACATCAAAAATATACTGAACTCTTTTTCTGTATTCTTCACGACTTGAAGCATCAACTTTTACAACTGCGTGAAGGCTTTTCCCACCTGTGTAAACCATAATTGCAACAGGCAGTTCAAGTTCTCTGATAAGTGCGTTCTGGCGCGGCAGAGGCATACTGTCCGACTCGATCAAAACATATCTGAAATCTGTTACATTTACGTCTTTCACGCCTTTTCCGTCAAGGGGATTTATGCGTATCCAAGCCCCTGCTTTCGGGTTGTAATCACCCAGAACTGATCCTATGTCACCTCCGCATTTATTGAGCGCTTTGATGAGTTCTCCTGCTGTTCTGTCATACAGACCTCTTGTCGGCAGCCACTTTTCTTTTTTTTCGTCAAAATAGGTTTCGGTAACATATCCCACGTTTTCATCAGGTTCAAAAAGCGTTTCAAGGTAGGCTGTTATTTCCTGAACGGGGTCAAAATTTACGGGTTCTTTTATGAGTATTCCCTCATCTGAGTTTATACTTTCGGCTTCAAAACATATCTCATCGTCCCAGTCAAATTCTCTGAATTCGCCGCCGAAAACAAGTCCTCTGTCTTTAGCCATTTGTACTATCGTACCCGCAGTAACGGGAGACGAGCTGCCGTTAAATGAATTCCACTTAGCGGCACATTCGCCCTCGTGATAACGCCTGTCCGATCTCGACCACCTGTCCCAGTCTGCGGCGGAAAAGCCCTCATGCTTAAGAGCCATTCCCACGTTTACCCATTCCTGATAGTCGCAGCCGGCAGGGTCTATATGTTCAAGTATTTTCAGTAAATTAGTATTTTCCATTCTTATTCTCCCGGTCTGTATCCTTTAGGATCAATGTCTCTGGGCACTCTCCAGCCGTTGGCGGCGATCCGCGCTATTATTTTGCCGGCGTCGTCAAACTGCCAGTTACCCACGTGTACAAAGCCTTTGCTTTCAAGAAGTCTTATCTGCTTTGGAGTTGTCAAGCCCTCGTTTCTGCGCTTTTCAAGCCTGTCAAGGATAAGCTTTGCCTTGCCTGCGTTGTCTATTTCATCGGGGAAGATACCCAGCTTTTCAAGTCTTGCCTTTTGCTTATCCGTTGGCGGAGCGCACTCCCAGCCAAATGCGGGAACGTATGAGGACAAGTCCTCCGCCTGTATGGACATTTCGTATTGCAGCGGATCTACAAGCTTTCGCTTACGTGTTTTCATCGCCGAAAGGGTCTTAGCCAAAGCCTCCTCACGCTGTACTACTACGTCCTCGCTTGCCTGCTGTTCCGCCTGCTCTATATCAACGGGACAGCCTGCCTGCTCCGAAAGATTTTCAGTCATTTTCTGTGCGACCTCTTCGTTGTCGCAGATAAGATGTGCTGGTCTGCAAAGCTCGTGACGCTCGGTGTGCCAAAGAAAATCAAGCAGTAAAAGCTCCGTCTTTCCCTCGCACAGCCTTGTGCCCCGTCCCACCATTTGACAGTAAAGACCTCTGACTTTTGTTGGTCTCAGGACTACCACGCAGTCCACCGACGGGCAGTCCCAGCCCTCGGTAAGGAGCATTGAATTGCAAAGCACGTTAAACTCTCCCTTGTCAAAGGCTTTAAGTATCTCCGCACGATCGTCGCTTTCTCCGTTGACCTCCGCCGCATTGAAGCCTTTTGAGATCAGAATATCCCTGAACTTCTGAGAGGTCTTTACAAGGGGCAGAAAAACAACGGTTTTACGTTTCCTGCAATATTTCTGCATTTCCTCCGCTATGCTGTAAAGATACGGGTCTAACGCCGTATCAATATCGCTTGCTTTAAAATCTCCCGCCTGTGTGGAAACTCCCGAAAGGTCAAGCTTAAGAGGGATAGTTACAGCCTTGATAGGTGAAAGATAACCCTCCTTTATCGCTTTCGGCAAGGTGTACTCATAAGCCAGACTGTCAAAAACGGAGCCGAGATCTTTCATATCTCCTCTGTCGGGAGTTGCGGTCACTCCAAGCACCTTAGCGTCGGGAAAATGCTCCAGCACACGCTGATAGCTGTCGGAGATAGCGTGGTGAGCCTCGTCGATTATGATAACGTCAAAATAGTCCTCAGAAAACTCCGCAAGACGTTTTTCACGCATAAGGGTCTGGACTGAACCTACTACAACTCTGTACCATGAGCCGAGACAGCTTTGCTCTGCCTTTTCCACAGCACAGCCCAAGCCTGTGGACTTTTTTATCTTGTCCGCCGCCTGATCCAGCAGCTCGCCTCTGTGGGCTAGGATAAGCACTCGCATTCCGCGTCTGACGCATTCTTCGGTGATCTTAGCAAATACGATCGTCTTTCCGCAGCCTGTCGGAAGCACCAACAGCGTTTTGCCGTTACCCTCGTCCCACTGAGCGAATACCGCAAGCAGCGCCTCCTGCTGATACGGTCTCAGTTCCATTAGAACGTCCCCGCTTTCCAGCCCGAGCTTGCAGGCTGACTGTGATTGCCGGGCTGTGAAGCGTTCTGCATTTGCGGTGAAACCGTCATGACCTGTTCGTCGTAAGCGTAAAACTTCTTTATCTTGTTGGACTGTCCGTCGGAGCCGTCCTTTTTCTTGTAATTGTCTATGTAAACACGGCATTTTCCTTTTGAACCGGGTACAGCCGTCCAGTTCATTTTCAGCGGTTCGCCGTGCTTTTTCATACCCAGCGAGAGGAACAGTGCGGACAGCTTCCACTCAAATTTATTGCAGAGGAAAAAGTTCTCGGTTATCTCGATCTTATCCTCCGCACCCCAGATAGTGAATGTTACCTTTGCCATATTACAAGGCGGAACTTTTTCAGAACCCGCGTGTCTCGCTCTGTCGACTTTTTCAACTGTATATTCATAATCACCCTCAGGCAAAAGAACGTAATCTCCGCCCTCGTTTACTATTTCGTCCTCCCAGCCGTATTCAATAAAACCTTCCATTGAAATTCTCCTTTCATTTAATTAAACGGTATCTTCTGATTTTCTTTGACCATTGCGTAGACCTGTCCCCATGCGCCGATGAGAACTCCGCTGATAAAATCGGGCGGATAGCTTGTAACGGGCATATCGTAAGGGAAATATCCTTTTTGCGAAACGGCAAGTCTGATGTCCGATTCGTCAACGTTGTTTGCCCTCATCAGGTCCTTAAGGGGCGCGGGAAGCTCCTCAGGAATGTTAGGAGTGCGGGGCGGAGTAACGTCCTCAAAACTTGACAGGTCGCCTATAGCTTCGGCTTTGTTTTCCTGAACGGTTTGTCTTTGAGCGGCAGAGGACTGTACATAATTTTCTGATGTTTCCGACTTCTGAGCAGGGGTCTCGGTGAATGCGAACAAATGTGCTATTCCTGCATATTCAAAGGGCATTTCTTCGGGCAGACCGTCTCTGTTTTTGGCGTCCCAGCAGGGGTGGTGAGAGGTGTACATCACACGCTTTCCGCCCTGAGCCTTGAATTTCTTTCCGTCCTTATCTGAGGCAACCGCTATGGTCTTGTAATTTGCGAAAAGCACCATATCCGCCCACTCTTTCACAAGGGGGGAGATCTGCGAGCCTGTTTTCTGTCCCAGCTTTAATTCCCAGCGGTCGTACGAACCCATTTCATCGGGCTGTTCAAACTTTTTGAGCTGTGAGTGAGCCGTCAGCACTACATTGATACCGCTGTCCACAACTTCCTGCAAAAGATTGAGCAGCTTGCCGAACTCCTCGCGTTCATAGACATAGCCCTTGCCGTAGCCGAAATCCTCTATACCCTTTTTCTGATACTGGGCGCACACGCTGATAATGCAGAGCTGTTCGCCCCAGTCTATGGTGTCTATGACAAGAGTTTTGCAGGGTTTTTCAGTCTTGACCTCTCTTATCATATTGTTTAGCATTTCCCAGCTTGTGGGCTTTGGAAAACGCCTGACGTTAAGCTTTTTGGTACTGCCCTCCGTGTCAATGAATATGGGGTCGGGGAACTGAGAGGCAAAGGTCGATTTCCCTATGCCCTCAGGTCCGTAGATAACAACTTTCTGAGCGCAGCTTACTACTCCCGATGTAATTTCAAACATTAAAACGCACCTGCTTTCCATGATCTCTGCTGAGGTTCGGTCTCGGTCTCTTTGGACATTCCGTCCTCGATGATTATACTGCATTCGTCTCCTGTGGAAACTCTTGTGGCTATTGCCTGCAAGCCCTGTTCCTCCAGCCATTTGCCAAATCCGTTAAGGGTATCGGTATCCATCTGTTCGAGCTTGTCCAGCAGGACAAATCCGCAGTCGGGATTTAATTTACGGACGATAGAAGTTGCGACTACCAGCTGTTCCGCGCCGCTCATATTATCCCATTTATACCCGTTATACAGCAATTCGCCGTTTTCTACCGTCAGCCCCTCGAGAGGCAGATCGGCTTCTTTCAGCAAGTTGGTTTTAGCCTGTCTGAGCTTTTCGATCATTTCTGTCAGCTCATCATACTGCTTACGATAACCGTCGGCTTCGATCTCGGCTTTTTCTCTGTCCAGATTTGCTCTGATCTTTTTGTTGAGCTCCTCTATTTCTGAAATGTTCTTTTCAAGCTCGGACGTATTTTCGTCTGCGAGGTCTTTGGCGGACTTGTATGCGACGGTCAGCTCCTCCTCTTTCTGAGCGAGCAGATCGGAATACCTGTTAAGCTCCTCTTTCAGAGAATTTACCTTTTCCGCAAGCCGATTTCTTTCTGCGAGGACTTTATACTTGTTCTGCCTGATCTTTTCATTTTCGCCGTTGCGGGCAAGTATTTCCTGCTGCTGTCTTATCAGCTCGGACGCCGACACAGGTTCGGAGGGTACGCCTGTATAGACGGGCATTTCCTTTGCGAACTTAGCCTTTTGGTCTGCTATCCTGCCGATAGCCGTTCGCTGATCGTATGCAGTCTGCTCCTGATTTTCGATCTGATAAAGCTTGTCCCCGACGCCGATTATTTTCAGCAGAGTGTTGGCTTTTTCCTTGCTTGTCTGGTTCATAAACTTAGGTAGATCTAGGGCGAACTGTTCCACAAAGCTGTTAAGGAGCTGCTGACCGCCTTTGTTTCCGTTGGGGTCTATGACCTTAAGGCTGCTGTTTTTGCCTGAACGCTCTACGACTATCCCGTTATCCAGCGTGACCTTAAGGTGCGGCTCAACGACCGAGCCCTCACGCATTGGACTTGACGGCTTGAACTTGTCTCCGCCCAGTGCCCACGCGATACTGTCCAGCACAGAAGTTTTACCCTGTCTGTTCTTTCCGCCTATCACGGTAAGACCGTTCTTTGTCGGTTCAAGCTTTACGGCTTTTATTCTTTTGACGTTCTCAAATTCGAGTGTGTTTATCTTTACTGACATTTGCTTTTGACCTCCTTAAATTTTATCTTGACAAATTTCACTTTTGGGTGTATTATTAATTGTAATATTAGTGTTTTTGGTTTTTGAGCTTGTATCGTTTGCCGACGGTGCAGGCTCGTTTTTTGATTTTGACATCTTTTAGTCCTCCTTATTTTTTATGTAATTCAGGCATTATGCCTCTTGTCTGGTACATTACCTTGCTGTAGCTTCGGGATAGCTTGTCTGCCAGTTCGTCCACTTCTACGGCAAGTCGCTCCGCTTCTTCCTCCGCTGCTCTTCGGCGATATGTTTCTGTATTTTCCTTTAGCTGATAGCCTATTATTATCAGCAGGTAGCAAATCAGCAGGATAAATGTGAATGCCATGGGGTCACGTCCTTTCTATCGCGATCAGTTCGGCGGGGTCTAAGTGAAGATATTTGCAGTACCTCTCAAACTTGTCTACGCGCATTCGGGTGTAGTCGCATTCCCATTTTGATATGAGGTCCTGTCCCACACCGAAATACTTTGCCGCTGTGCCCTGCGTATATCCCAGATCCAGCCGTGCTTTTTTGAAAA